CCTCAATCGTAACTCTGGTTTCCGTTAGGCTGTTGCGGGAGCATCGAACCAATACTCATCCTCCACGTGCTTTGTGACGGCGGATGCGCCTTCTCCATCGGTGTAGGTGTTGGGGTTCTCCTCTGCGGTGGCGGTCACGCCCAGGCCAACGGCTTTCTGCTGCTGGTCACCCTTGGCAATGATGTTCGCATTGGTGAACACAATGTAAGTATTGGTCTTGGTAAGGGCGATGATGGCCTTGTGGACGATATCAAGCTTTCCGCTTGCCTTCCAACCGACGGCCTTGCCGCCGCTTTCAATGACCTCACCACCCTGCAGAGCGGCCTTGTGAGCATATTCATACTCACCCATCGTGAAGTTGATGGTCTTGGTGCCGCGCTCGTTGACATCCACGAAGTAGTTCTCGCCCGTGAGCTCGTTCTTGTATTCCGTGGTGCCGGGGTCGGCCTGCTGATAGCCCCAGGTGTCCTGATGAACATTCTCCACCTCGGCAGAATGCGCAGTGGTTGCACTTGCGCCGCCGGGAAGATATTTCAGCACATCTTCAACGGTTTTCAAATCCTCCGTTATGACATCGCAGTAAAAGAGCTGCTTGACTCCGATAAACTTAGGCATAGTCGTTAAATGTTTAAGATTTCAAATGTTAGTCTTGCGTTGACATAGTGATAACCGGCATCCGGCTCGGCAAGTGTCTGATAGGAATAGAGTCCGTATCGGTATGTATCGCCCTCCCATTCACCTACGGTATCGTATTTGAACGCACGGATAAGGATGCTTTCGGCCTCTTCAAGCCTCTCGTGTTTTGCCCTGCCTTCCTCATCGGGTGTGACGAAGTTGACCTCGACAAATCCACGATAGAAATAATCCCCTCTCTGGGGCTGCTTGACATGAATGACCATACAGTCACTCGCGACATTGCCTTCCGGGAAATCATCGGTAACAAAGATTCGGGACAGTGGGACGAGTCCCAGCGCCTCGCATGCCTTGATAAGCACCTTCTCTATTGCCTTAGTTCCCATTGAGCATCTGTTCTGCCAAAAGCGCCCCCTCGGAGCACACCATATATCCTCTTGCCTCTACGTTTGCGGCGTAATCGGCACTGTTTCCTATCTCCAGTCCATCCTCCTCGACCTCGTAGTAATTCGAGGCTCTCAGATGTCCTGTCCTGTCACGATAGTTCCCATTCTCCCGATTCACCCTCACGGCGGCCTCTCCAGCCTTAGTGAGTTCACTGCGTATTTCCTTTTGGAAGTCCTCGAAAGCCTTGTCAACAGCCTTGTCAAACTCCTGCATAGAAGTCTGCATAATCGAGATAATTAAGAACCCTCAATCCATCCACCTTCCCCTCTCCTCGAAGCAGCCCATCCTTGGTTAGTACACGTACCTTGTCACCGTTGGAGATCATGTTCGTTCTCGCCGTGACGATGTGATATCGCGGAACATACTCCTTGGAGTTCTCCGTAGAGATTATCCTTGCAGTGTTGTCATCGCACCTGCACAGACCGACCTCGCGCCATTCGTCAGCAACGGAAACCACGCGGTTATACTCATCGCGGGTTTCGGTTTTCTTCTGAACAAAAAGGATATGAGGAGCGTACTGCATTACCAGGTGTCCGTGATATCAATGATGGAACTCATGTCGAGGAGGGGGATGATGTCTGAATCCGGCTTAATGCCGTATTTCTTGCAGAGCCACAGATAGTACTTACCCAGCAGGGCGGTATCCCACTGCATTGAAAAGCCGTTCTCACTGACCGACTTGAGTTGCGGGGCAAGGATAAGCCCGGCGAGCATCTGGGTTAGAGGACCACCGATATCCATTCCCGCCACATAATCCGCCTCCAAATCAAGCCCCGTATCCACGAGATAAGCCTCGGGGATATTAAGACCAGAAAGAAGGGAGGTTATGTACTCTTTGACAGTCATTTATTCGCTTTTCTTAGGGCGTCCGCGTTTCGGCTTGGGAGATTCGCCTGCATCCTCTGCCTGTGCTTCGGGTGCGGTTTCTTCTTCCTCTGCCTTGGATTCTTCGGTTTCGGCCGATTTCTCGACCTCTGCCTTGGTTTCTTCTACCTCGGGAGCGTGTTCGGATTCGACCTCTTGTTCGGGAACCACTCTTTCCGTTTCTTTGGTCTCTTCCTTAACGAACTCACCAAGGCCACGGGCTACTATGTCGTTGGCTCTTGCTTCCTCAAAGTCCTGAACCTCACCCGGCTGGTAGGAGTGGGTGAGGTTGAACTTATCAGCAAACATCCGAAGTACTTTGACTTTCATTAGGCAGCCACAGTTTTCGGGTCAAGGGTGTAGATACGGTCAACAGAGTTGATGATAGGAACAACCATTGCCTGGGATGAGGTGAACTCACGGTAAGGGTCGTTCTTTGCATACTGGGATGCAAGGATGAACTCATCAGCAGTCTGATAGACCACACCGGCTACGGGACGGGTCATTTCCATGACATCGGTCCATACGAGGTCGCCGACGACTGCATCGCAGACAAACACGAGACGACCCTGTGCCCAAGGGGAATGGGTGGCCTGGTTGCCGTTGAGCTCGGTGCGAACCTTGCGGTGAACACGGTGAAGGGTGGTGTTCCACTCATCCTCGAACACGGCTTCGAGCTTGTTGAAGTTCAGGTTCGGAATCTTGTCACCGGTGAAACCACTGATGAAAGCATACTTCTCCTTGAACTCATCGCACTTACCGAGAGCGCGGATGGCGAAATCGTCCAGATAAAGGTCGGAGATGACGTTGCCGTCTTCCTCAGCCTTGTCATAGACTGCCTGGATATCCTCGACGGGGGTTGCGGTGTCGGGGTTGGCGGCCCATGCTGCAACCTTTGCATGGAACTGATTCTCCGCCTTGTACTTGACATCGATGCGGACGCCGGTACCGTTGGAACGGGTGCTCAGACCAATACCTGTAGAGAGCTCGGAGAGGAAGATATCCTCAATACGCTCATAGATAGCCTGGATTGCCCAGGGCAGGTCTTGGAAGATACGCTCGACCACGCGGTTGATGGGCTGGCCGCTTGCAATCATTGCGTTGATGTCCTTGATGTCCTTCTCGGTGAGGTAACGCTTGAGACCGAGCTTGGGAATTTCACCGGAGATGTTCTCCACGGTGTCACGAGCCTTCAGAGGCAGTTCGGAGTCAAGAGAGACCACATCGGCGGCCACCTGGGTGTACTTCGCAAGAATGGAAGCCCACTTGCCATCAGCAGAGTACTGACGACGCAGGAGGTCACGATAGAGATAGGTCAGAGGACGGGAAGAATCGTTCAGTTTCTCCACGATGGAGAGAACGAGCTGCGGGAAGAACTTGTCCGCATACTCAAAATACATTGACTTTTCCATACTTCTTCTAATCGTTTAAGGTTTTTACTTTGCCTCCTCGTCAGAGATGAACTCAATGAGAGGGCAGGCGGCCTTGAACGCGCTGAGGATGGAGTCAAGGCTGTAGTAGAGAGCGGCAATGTTCACCTGACCTTCGGTCATGATAGCCGCTGCGGGGTTCTTGGTCTTGATAGACTTGTAGAGGATACCCGCATAGGTGTGGCCTTCAGGAAGGGTGCCGAGTACGTACACGGGGTTTCCATCCTCATCAACGACGGGGGTGGTTACATCTTCTACGGTTTCGGTCTTCTGAACCAGGGGGAACGGCTTGTAGTCACCGGTTGCGGTTTCCTTGATAACAGGGGTGCCAGCAAAGATTACTGACAGGGGGTAGCCTGCGGTTTTGAGAGCGCGGCCACCGGGAATGCCAGCGATGTACTTCTGAGTGATGATTCCATCCTTGGGGAAGTTAATCTGGCTTTCCAGAGTGTTAGCATTGAGAATTGCCATGATTGTTTACTGTTTAAAGATTAGCTACCATATTCTTGGCGATGGAATCGACCTCCTCCTTGGTTGCTTGTTTCTCGTCCCCAATCGCAGAAGGGCGTGCGCCGGGAAGGGAGTTGGCGCGGATGTTCTTTGCGATGTTGGCAAGATACTCGGTGTAGGTGTTTTCGTCTGCATCGGGTGCAATCACGAAACCCTCATCGATGCGGTACTGGGGGATTCCAAGTTCCTTTGCCTTAGCCAGAATTGCGTTCTCGCGGTCTTTTGCAGCCTGAGCCTTCTTGAGGTCTTCGTTTTCTTTCTTGAACCCGGCAACCTCATCTTTCAGGGAATTCAGGGTCTTGAGCCATTCATCCTCTTTGGCTTTCTGGGCTTCTTCGGCTTTCTTGCGGGCTTCTTCCGCAGCCTTACGAGCCTCTTCTGCTTTCAGAGCCTCGGCCTCACGCTTGGTGTCGGCCTCTTTCTTAATGGCATCAACATAGGCTTTTACGGATTCCGGGAGTGCTTTGAGAGCCTCTTCGCGAGCCTTTGCAGCGGCCTCCTCGGCGGCTTTGCGGGCTGCTTCGGTCTTTTCCTTGTCTGCAATCTCTTGAGCCTTGCGAGCCTCTTCCGCTGCTTTGGCGGCGGCCTCCTCGCGGGCTTTCTGAGCGGCTTCTTCTGCGGCTTTCTTAGCCTTTTCCTCGGCCTCTTTCAGAGCCTTCTCCCCGGCGGTCTTCAGAGCCTCGCTCACGCGGGAGTCATTGTACTTCTGAAGTCCTTCCAGGTAGTCTTTCTGCTTGGCCACGATGTCGTCAATGTTCTCCGCAGTCACAAGTCCGGTTGCCACGAGAGCATCGGCATGGAGTTGGAGAATGTTTTCAGCTAACCCAAGATGTGCGTACACTTGTTTCAGCTTGGCTAAAAGTTCTTTGTTCATA